GGACTCCCAATGGGAGCCGTAAGCGCATTCCCCTCAGTGGGGACAACGCGGTCTAAAGCCGCGGGCTTGTGGAAGGTGGCGAATGATCGGGCCTTGAGTATGTATAGCCGGGTATTAGCTAACATCGAACAGATGTGGCGCTATCCTCTGTTCCAGGCATTGCGAGCTCGTCATGAGTTCGTGGGATGGAGGACTCAACGTGAAGTAGACGTTGCGATGACTCGGCTCTTGAGGTCAAACCGGGGCGATTTGATGTCTCTCGACTTCACTTCGTTCGATTCGTCGGTGCCATTCGACGTATTGGTACGCATATTTGCTATATGCGAGTCCTGGTTCTGCGACGAGGCTAGACCTCTCATTCGCTTCACAGCGGAAGCGTTCATGAGGTCGGGGCATTTTCTCCCATACGGTGTGTACCATCATGGTACAGAACGCACTGGTGGGGTGCCTTCGGGTTCGGTGTTGACGAACCTCATCGACAGTTTGGTGAATCTGTGGGTCATGCATTATGCTGCACATCGTTGCGGTGGTCGTGTGACTGCATCCTTTGCTAATGGGGATGATGGAGTGTACGCGTTCAAGAACGTCAGCTCCTACATTGATTTGTCATACTATCTGTCGAAGGAATTGGGTATGACCGTGAAGATGGATCCGGACAAGAATTTGGTGTCGAAGCGGCATGTGCGCTATTTGAGGATGGAGCATCATGTTGATCTCTTCGACGCTGATGGGATCTGTTCGGGCGTTCGGCCAATTGAGTGGGCTTTCATCGGCATGACAGGCCATGAGAGGAAACTCAGTGAGGCATTTAAGAAAGAGGCCAGTTTCTGCAACAATGCTCGGTGGCTGCAACAGATGGCACCTTGCTGGGCCCACCCGGGTTTTGAAGGGTTCTGCCTCTGGATGTTGGACAGGAGTTTACCGCTGGCTGACGTGGTGGACGCAATCCACCGTGGTTTGCCAATTGTTTCTTATGCGGACTCTGTCCTGGGAGGTTCGGAGGAAACGGGTGTTATTCCCGTCTCTGCCCTCGCTGGTTCAAAGGTCGTGGAAGTTTTACTCAAACTTCTGGCATGATGGACCTCCGTCTGTGAGTCGCGATGATAACTTCGGTCTTAACA